CGTTTCTTGTTGCAAATACGTCAATGGTTTGGTTTAACCAATTATAAAGAGCCATGTCAATAGTCTCAAATGTTGAAGGCTTTAATGTATCGTATTGTACGGGATAAGCCGCTTTAAACAAAGCATCAGCATTCTTACAAGGGTAATAATAACCACCTTCTGTATGAGTTCCAACACAACTGAGATCTTCAGCCTTTTTTAGAGCATCACGGTAATTGTTGAACTTGTAATTTTCTTCAATATACTTTGGTAACATTTAATAATCCTATGGGTTAAATTTTCCTTCTCTTGCCAAAATACAAGTTGCACTAATCTCAAAACTCTTATCTGTCTGATCAAAGAGTAGTTTTGGTTCACTTAATTCAACAATCTCATAATCAAAATCGCCATAACGAACAAAGTCCCCAACACGAACATAGAGGTCTTGATCTTCAGTTAAGCGTCTTTTATGGAAATCAACTACAATTTGTGGTCTTCTATCAATACCATATTTTGTAAATTCAGTCTTTGTGCCATTCCATTTTACACGGCTATACACTCTGACTGGTGGTAAATATGTCTTCTCTATTGCCTCACCATAAAGTGGGTGATAGTTTGAATGTTCTCTTGACACTGGAAAATAAAGAATCTGTTGTCCAACAACACGTTCAATAACTTCGTCATTAATTTGCTTAACAAAGTCTGCTTCCTTTTGCCCCGTAAAAAGTGGAGGCGGCGGCGCATCAGGTCTTGTCCATTTATCATCTGCCATTCTTTATTATCCTACAAATAATGGAACTGGGACTTTACTTAATGTGTCCGCAGTTGTTTTAGTCATATTAGCGTCTTTTGTCAATAACTTCTCATAAGTCAATTCATCTAAGACTGTCTTAAGTTCCGTTCTTAAATCGCCCATCTCTTTAGATGCTTCACCTAAAAGAGCAGTAGCATTAAGTGTAACATTACCACCTGGAAGTGGAACAACGCCGCTCAACTTTCCTCTAATTTGTCCTAACATTTCCTTACAAAGTGCTAGAGCAAATCTACGAATCCACTGCTTACCAATTGAGTTAATTGATGAATATGGAATATTTTGGAATGGTAGATTGTTCATATTGTTAACACCACGAGAACCATTCTGACGATCTGGATATTCTTCAGTGGCATCCTTCTTTACAGTAAATCTAAAGTAAAAACGCTCTGGTGAAAGAGTTGAAGGAGTTGGGAACAATCTTAACTTGTTATTAATAATCTCATATGAATAATGAGATACTCTTGTGTATAGAGAATCTTCATACATCATTGCCTGAAGTTTATTCTGCCAAGTTGGAATAACTTCAAAAGTTGAATCGTCGGCATACTGTCCGTAAGTTGATAAGTTACCAATAACATTTAAACCACCATAGTATGCAAAGAATCTCCACATAGATGCTGGTGTTTTGTAATACATATTGCGAATAGTAATTTTATTATTGCCAACTGTATCACCGCTATCTAGAGTTAATTCACCATTGGCAACTGATGAACTTACAATCTCTTGTAAATCATAATCTTGTTGTGAGGCTGTTGGAATAAAAGATGCTGTGTAGTAAGTTAAACCACCACCGGCTCCAGCCTCGGAAGCGACACCCTCTGCAACTCTTCTTGTGTAATCAAACGTATATCTAGGAAGCGCCATTTCGCTGTTAGAGCCACTTAAAGGATCGCCCTCAACAATCTGTCCGTCCTCATCAAAAGAAGCCGTTGTAGCGCCAAGTAGGTTGTTTAATGAGTTCTTTGCTTGATGGATGTTCACCAAATACGAGTATTCTAAAACAGCCTCTTCATAAGCAGCATAAACATTATACTGAGTTAATTCAATATCTAATACATCACCGCCCAATTTTTTATAAACAAAACCAACTTGATCTGCTGCTCCAGAAGCAAATGCTTGATAATCTGGACCTTGCATATAAAATCCAAATGGTAATGGGTTACTTGCCGCATTTACATTATCGGGCGTTCCTGTAATTGGCAAAATGACTTTGCTTGAATTACTTGACGGTGTTAAAACTGGTACAGACATTCATCTAATCTCCTACTATCTAAATAGTTTTATTAAAGAGAAACCCCCCACCCGTCGAAACGGATGAGGGGTAACCCTTAACTACGCATTAGCAATTAACCAACGAGATCGTGGCAGATTACTAGACCGTACATGTCAGGACGAACCATCTTCTTAGCGTAGCGAGTCATTACACCCTTACGTGGTGCAAAGTCCTCGGTACCGAAGATTGTTGGTGTGACCTGTAGTGGGACGTATGGAGCGTAAACGTAGCCACTCTCTAGGAAACTAGCACCCTTACGACCGACGAGTACAACGTTACGACGGAAGTATGGATCGACGTAAACGTCGAACTTCTTAGAGATTGAACCAACGTTAACAGCACCGGCAGTGCCATTTGAGTCAACGCTGACGCTTGCGCGGAAACCAGCAGTGAACTCAAGTAGGTTGGCAACTTCTGGTGAGCAAACGATGAAGTTAGCACCACCGCGAAGTGTCTTTCTGTGGATACGAGCAGAAACATCATTGATTGTCTCAATGAGGGTCTCGTACCACTCAGAAACGGTACCAGTAAACTCTGGGTAACCTGTTGAGCTTGAAGCTGTCTCTAGGGCAGCACCTGACTCGCGGTTTAGGAATTTACCGGGTTGACGTGACCAGTGTAGTGTGCCAGCAGTGGCTCTCTTGATGAGGTCTTCTAGGATCTCACGATCAATTTCTAGAGCGACCTGCTCAGAAAGAATACCGGTTAGCTCTACCTCGGCGTCGAGGTTGTGGTAAGCGTTTAGGTCTTGACCTAACTCTGGTGACCACTTAGCACGAAGCTTCTTGGTTACGGCTGTTACAGCAACACTGTCTACCTTGATGTCGATCTCTGGGATTGCTGTGAGATCATCACCAAAGTTGCCACTTACGGTTGTGACATCAGACTCTAGGAGCCATGAGGCAGCACCCTTAACGCCACCAGTTGCATCAGCGTTGGTGAAGTTGTCAGCAGTAGCGTACTGCAAGTAATCCAAGGCAGTGTTTGAAAGAGCCTTGGCGTTAACCATGGCTGCGTTGTCATCTTGGTAGTTCATGGTAGCAGTGTGAGTTGTTACCAAGTATGCTGTGGCACGAGCGGTATCGCTTGCTAAATAACCAGTTAGGCGACGTGCCTGACGAGTACCACCGTTGGCGTCGGCTGGAGCAACTGGAACACCCTCAGCAGTCTGTAGGGCGACTGAGATAAGGTTATCTCTATTTAGTTGACCAAGATCATCAGCAATGGTAACTGAACGGATGATAACACCAGTACCAGAAGCGATATCGGGATCGTACTTAAGGATCTCACGAGCCTGAGCGACTGTGAGGCTATCATTAGCACCATCACTTGAGAACAACTGGAACTCACCGTTTGCATCAATTGCACCTGAAGCAACGACTGGGCTCTGTGAAGCTGCTGCCCAGGCTCCACCAGAAACTGGAGATGAGTAACCGTTGTTTAGGCTGTAGAATGATGTCTCATTACCAGCACCAGTGAGATCAACACCACCAGTGATCTGGTTACCAACACGACCACCACCGTAAACAGAATCGCCAGCGGTGTTACCGAGACGACCGTTTGTCTTGGTGAAGTCCAAGAAGAAGATGAGACCACTTGGTAGACTCATTGGTTGAACACTAACAAGATCGTTAGCGAGTAGACCACCGAATACACGACGGACGATTGGGAATGCGACGGCTGCGAAGCCCTCTACATCACCAACAGCCATGGATGAAGCTTCACGTAGAAGTTCCTTGGCTTGGTTCTCTAAGAGACGGGACATGTTGTCCCTTGTTCTATCATCACCGAGACCCTCAAGTAGACCTGTTTTTTCCCATTTGGAAACTAGGGCAGCGCCTTCTTGACGGAGGTCACGAGCAACGATGTTTTCTGTTAATCTTTCGACTATATTAGACATTGTTTAATCCTCCTTATGATGTTTAATGCCTGCTAAAATTTGCATACGATCAGCAAAGATGTTACTTTCGTTGACAACTTGCTTTTCGTCGCTTTTTCTTGCTTTTAGCAATAAAGATGTTGAAGATCGCTTGCCTACTGCCTCACTCAATGATTCCGGTTGCTTATTAGTATTAGCATTGCCCACTGTGCTTTTTAGAGTTTCATAGACAATCTTCGCTTGCTCAGATGACTGAGCGTTATTAATAGACTCGACAAGGTTGCCCTTTTGTCGCTCATTCAGGGAGTCGTCCATTAAAGTTTTGTTTGTGTAGAATAACTTGCTGTTTACTAGTTTGATCTCTTCAAACTTATCAGCAATATTCTGCACGGTTTCTTTTAGTTTTTGATTAGACTCTGTTAGTGTATTATTGGTCTTTACCAAAGATTCGTTTTTCTTTTCCAATTTAGAGTTTTCTTCTTCAACGGCGAGCATGACGTCCATTAACATGGCTTGCTCTGCCTGTTGGGCTCTTGTTGCACCATATGCCCTTGTCTGACCAACTGGCACTGGCTCAAAATCAAAATCCATTGATTCTTCT